CGGCGCACCGGCGGGTCCGCCGGGTTGCGGCGGCATCGTCGGCTGCTGCTGGAGCGACGCGAGCGCCATTTTCGCCTGGTTCAGCACGTCCGGCTGCGGGAACTGCCCGTTCTGCATCAGCATGGCGACGACCAACACGTCGTTCAAGTCCTGCGCGCCACTCAGACGGAGGCTGATGCTGACCGGGTCCGGTCCTTTCGGTTGCGGCGCGCGGACGACCGTCGTGTCGATGCCGTGCAGCTCGGCGAGTTCGGCGATGACCGGCTCGACGTCGACATACCCGGACTTCGCCGTCAGGTTCAGGAACGACGAGAGCTGTTCGATGCGCTGTTGCGCCGACAGGACGACGCTGCTGTCGACCCGCACACTGAACGTGAAGCCATCCGCGAGCGCGAACTTGTCGATACCCGGCGTCTGCTGCCCCTGCTGGTCCGGCGGACCCTGCAGCGCGGCGAGTTCCTCCTGCGTGAAGTCCGCGTAGAGTGTCATCAGGCCGGCGAGGACTTCGACGATGCCGAGGAAGAACTTGTTGACACGCGCACGCTCGTAGCCGATGCGCGTCTGGAAGTTGGCCTGGCGGTTGTTGGCTTCGGATGCGCTGCGGATTTGTGGGCCGCTGCTGACGGCGTCCTCCACCTGCCAGATTTCCCGCAGGTCCGTTTTCGCGATGCTGTGGAAGTTCCAGTCCTCGTTCGGGTAGTTGGCGCGCGCCACTTCGCCGAACGCTCGGCTGCCGTCGCCGATAGTCGGAATCATCCCCTGCCATTCGTCGCGCATCAGCGCGGTATGGATGCTGTCGTCGACCAGCGCGGAGTTGAACCAACGCAGCGGCATTGACCGCCGACGCTGGAGAATCATCTGCGAGCGGGACTTGTTGATTTCGTTGACGGTCGGCCGACCCATCGCCGTGTCGGAAGGCGGAATCGACTCGTCCGTGAGGTAGGTCAGCGTCAAGTAGCGGAACGGCGACTTCATCGAGCCAACGAGCTTACCGTCCTGCTGGCGCTGCTGGCCTTTCCACGGCTCATCGACGACCGGCGCCGTCTTGCCGCGCACGAACACCAGATGCTGGAGGGCGGCGTAGTTCGTCTCGTCGGCGTGATAGCGGTAGCGCGGGTAGATGATTTCCTCGTATTCGACAACGTCCTCGTCGCTGCCCTGCTCGTTCTTGTCGGTCTGCTGCGTGAGCTTGTCCTGCGACGTGCGGCTATCCCCGCAGAGCTTCTTCTTCTCCTCCTCGCGGATACCGTTCGGGTTCGACTCGCTAGCGCCCCACTGCCGGAGCGCCTCCTCCCACGGCTTGCGGCCGGCGCGGCCGGTCCACGGCGCGCGGTCGAAGTCCGAGCCGGTGAAGGAGACCGGCATGCGCCCGTCGACTGGCGAGACGCGCTCGATGCAGAACCGCACGTCAGTCGGCACATCCTGCGTGGTCGTCGGCACTTCCTGCCCGTTGCGCTGGTAGAGCTTCACCATCTCCGGCGGCACCGCCGGCACTTCTCGGCTCTCCGTCAGTGCTTCGTAGTAGACGAACGCCATGCCGTAGCCGGACGCGTTGATGCAGTCCGGCAGCACTTCGTCCATCGCGACGCCAACGTCCGACACGCCGAGCTGCGTGTTCAGTTTGGACGCCCACATATCCGCCGCGCGCCGCATCTTGTCGTTCTTCGGCTTGAGCCGCACCTGCGGGACTTGCGAGAATAGCTGCGCCTGCTTCGCTTTCGTCAGCGACCAGTCAGCCGGCACCTGCACGCGGTCCCAATCGGACGTCTCGTCGAACGGCTTGCCCCGGCGATAGTCGATGTTGTCCTGCCAGTCGGTCGCGAGAGTCCGAATATGCCGGCGGGACTGCGCGAGTCGACCGCGCCACAGGCGGTAGCGCTCGGAGTCGTCCGATGGGTCGCCCTGCGTCTGCGACAACGTCGCGCTGTCGGACTCCTGCATCATCGATGCTGCCGACGTGTCCTCGTTCATGTCGTCCATTACCGAACTCCCTCAGAGCCGAGCACGTTGCGAGTAGGTTTGTCGCCGAATGCGGCGCCGGGCAGCCGCGCACTGTCGCGCGGCACGCGGGACGGGCCGACATCCGCCATGCAGAAGTAGCCGAGGCAAATCGGCATGTGGTCCATTTTGTGGTCGGCGATGCGACCGGGGCGTTTCTTGTCCACCCGCATTGACCGGAGCGAGCGGAGGAGGACCGGGCAACCCGGCTCGTAGATTATGAGCTTCGGGAGTCCGTCTTGCAAGTGGTTGTTCAAATGCTGCTGAATCGCCATGCCGGCGGCGGTGCGGTCGTTCTTGCCGCGGGTCATCGGCACACCGTTCTGCTCGAACTCGTCGGCGATGCAGTGCCCCATTTCCTTGAGGCCGTCCCACATTGTTGGGTCGCCGATAGTCGTGATGACGCGCATGCCGGCCGACTTCGCGGCGATGTCGCGAGCGATTTCCGCTGCGGGCGTCTCCGTCCACATTTCCTCCATGAACGGAATCTCCCGGCCATTTGGCAGCACGCAGACCCACACGCACACCGTTGGGTCATGCCAGCCGTAGTCGATGAGCCGGTAGACGTGCAGCCACGACACGTCGAGCATGCGCAGCGGACCCTTCCGCGGGTCAACGACGACTGGCAAGTCGACCGACGTATGGTCGTCGCCGAGCGAGAAGTAGGCGCCTTCAATCCCCCACTCGCCGCGGAGCCACGCCTTGCGGTAGGCTTCCGGGATGCCGGCGAACTGCTTCAGGTATTGCGCCTTGTCGAGCGATGGATTGTCGTCCATCGTCATGTGCAGGGAACCCCAGTCCTCCGGCACATACTCGGGGTCTTCGTCCTTAGTGACGTCCCGCGCGATGAAGTAGCGGTTCACTTCCTCGGCGGACTGGCCGAGCGGGTTCGTGCCGCCGCGCACATGAGCGGTGAGACCCGAGCCTTTCGGCACACGACAACTCGGCTTGATACGCGTTATCCACTCCCACGGGAACGTCACAATCTCGTCGAACACGATGGTGTAGAACTCGGCCGACAGGTATTTCTCAACGTCCTGCTCGGTTTCGCAGTGACCGAACACACCGAACGAGCCGTTCGCGTAATGACATTCGGGCGTTCCAGTCCGCACGCCGAGCGCAACGCCGCCGAGCGAGTCCATCTCGCTCGTGATGAACGTGAGATGGGACTTGCGCAGCTCCGGCATCGTCCGGCGGAGGATGAGATATTTGTAGCCAGGATAGGCGAGCGCCTTCAGGTGGCAGTCCCACCGCAACACGGTCGACTTGCCGGTGCCGCGCTCGCCTTCGAGCAGGAAGTTCGCGCAGTTCACCTTGTGGTAGGCAACCTGCTTCGGATGCGGCGCGTAGAGTGTCTTGCGGCTACCGTCCGCACGTGTCAGAACGATGTCGTAGGAGTCGTCGCGCGGGACGTGCGTCTCGCCCGTCACGGCAGCAGCTCCGCATCGACGCTGTCTTCGGTGAGCGTTGGACCCGCTGGCAGGCTGACGCGTTCCGGCGCCGGGTCAAACGCTGCAGGGCCGCGCGCCGGCACGCCGGATACGGCGATACCGATGCTCAACGCAGGTCCGTTGCTGGTGCCCTTCGGCGGGTCGATGACGCGCGCACCGCCTTCCGTCACGCGTTCGAGCGCCCACTCCGCCGCACGGCGGGCGGTCTCCAGCGCCTTCGGGTCGCCGTCAGCCAGCGCGTCCCGCACGACCTGTGCGTGCGCGTCGGCGTAGAACTCGGCGCGCTTCGCCAGCTTCTCGCGGGCTGTTTCGATGACGCGCTTGGCCGTCTTGCCGTTCGCGCAGATGCCGATGTCGACGGCGAGTTCGGCCGGCGTGCGCGTATCCTCCGGGTCATACGCCGCCGCTACGAGCGCCTCGGTCTGCACCAGCGTCAACGGGCCTGGCCGGGCCGGATGCCGCCGCTGCCGCTCTACCGCCGCATCCCGCTTCCGGCGCGACCCGGCGCGGAGACCGGCCGATGCTGGCGGTGCAACTGCCGCCGGCCGCATACCGCTGTCAAACTCGTTCACCCATGAACGGTAGCACAGCGCCGGCAGCGCTTGCAACATTCGTGCTTGACAGGCGGGGCACAACGGTATTACTCTTGCTTAGAATTGCAGTGACATCGCCGGTCGGTCCGGAGCATAGGCAACCAACAACGCCAGCTCCGCATATAGGCGCCTGTCTCGGCCGGCGCGGTAGAACAGGGTAGCCGGCGGTTCCCGTTACCTCCTTCCTCGAACAGCCTACCCCTATCGGCCGGTAGCGGCCGGCAACCAGAACTACATGAGCGGCAACTATTTACGTGCGCTCGCTTCGCTCCCCCGCCAGCCGCGGTGGCATGGGCGATGCAAAGGGCGGCCGGGACTGGCGGACGGTGCGCGTTGGCACAATGGATGCAAGCGCTTGTTGGCATTAGGCTTGCAGTCAGCACGCCCTGCGCGTTAGGGACGCAGCAATGCTGCCTATCTACCACTCATACCGCGGGTGGTGGTGTCGGCGGGCGATGCGCAATACGTAGGGTAGTGGGCGAAATGCGGGCGGAGCGGCTGGCTCAGGCGGTCGAAACGGGGAATACCGACAGGGCGGGTGGATACCAAGTATACAGTTACGGTGTATACCTGGTATCCGGCTTGGTAGGCTATTGCGTCCAGCTAGACTGGCTAGACGGCGCGGCGTGAGTCGGTGGTCTCGCGTGAGATAGGCGCGGGAACGGGCGTAACGGCTGCCAGGGCGCCAAGCGCATCCGCGTCGAGATGCGTATTCCAGTCGCACGCATCAACGTAGGCGCAAGGTTCGAACAGGCTACCGATGTTCGTTTGTCCCGTGTCCGGGTGGTCCCGCTCGAATGACTCAGCGGTATACCGCACGTTGACGCCATTGAGGCGGGCAGACGACTGCACAACGGCAGTAGGCGCCAGCTCGAACAACCTACGGAAGAATGCGCGATGTCCATGCCAGCAAACCGCGTGCACACGGCGTCCAGTGTGCGAGCGACGCTGCCATCGGCGCGAGTCGTCCAGGGTGAGCGTAAAACGGTATCGGGTGCCACGCGCGTTGATAGCGCGGCAGTCTTTGATACGGACTGCGACGGATGCCGCAGCAGCGTAGAGAACAGAGTTGGACGTGATGCCGGATGCTACCATTGTTCATTTTCCTCATGCTTGCGCCAAACGGCGACAAGCAAATAACCGAATTGAAACCCGAAGCGCTTAGCGCCCCAACCCTTGTGCCATTCAAAGCGCCAGCCCATAACGGGGCGCCATGCAATGTCGATGTATCGGGTGTGCACCGTTAGCTCCGAACCCAAAACGTAACACCGTCGTATTCAACGGTGCTGTAATCCATCTGAAGTTCCGATGCGGCTTTCGTCCAGTCAATGCAGTTGACGGGCCATGATGCATTACGGTCGATTGCACCGATGTCGTCAGCCAACTCTTCCGCGTAACGCTCGAAGTAATGGTCGGCAATGAGCGTTGCGCCGTCTTCCGGTGAGTCGCCGCTATTGTTGCGGATGTCTTCGACGAATGCTTCCAGCTTCGACAATTCGTCCGTAAGGTCTTCGTCGGGGCCATCGGGATACGCGTCAGTGTCTTCCTTCTGCGTCTCTACTTCGTCCCGAACCCAATCGAGACGCGCGATAACGTCCCGACTGTCGATGATGTCTCCGCCAATCTGATTTGGTTCGCGCATTGTCTGCCTCCGTTAGAACGGTGATTCTGTTGAGTCGTCCACCGGCGCAATAGGCGCAAGCGGATAGCCACCCTTGCGATGCGTGTAGGCGCCGCACGCGCGACACCGGAACGTTTCGAGCGCACCAAGGCTGCCGATAAGGTGCAGTGGTCCGGTGCAATGCGCGCAACAATCGGCGATAGCGTCAGCTTGCATTTCGTCGGTGCGGTCATCGTCCCACGGGTATGTGTTGTCGTCTGAGCGATACATGATGGCTACTCCTTTACTCGGCGCAAACGAATGATACTGCCGTTGTCCCATGACGCGCGTCCATAGTAGTTCGCGCCATTGTTGCCACGAACACGCAAGGCGACGATACGACCGCCGAAGTTACCGCGGTAGACGCGCGCATCCGAGATATACCCCAATTCGGAACCCTGCCAAGTGGTAACGATAGCGCGCTTGTCCGTATTGAATCCGCCGAGCAGTGGGCGGAATGACGCACGATACAATCCGCCTTGCGTCTCAGCGGGGAATACGTAGTAGGCTGGCGCAAACAGTTCAGGCGCCGTCTTCCAGTGTGCCAGCTCGGCGCCATTCGTCTCAGCGTTGATAGCGTCGACATCCGCGGGAGTAACGTCAACGGCGCCGTTCGGCGTATAGACAGTTCCGTTGTGCTCGAATAGGTGCATGATGTGCTCCGTTACGCCAGTTTGGCGCGGATGTCGGCGAGTTTCGATGCGCGTTGCAGAAGGTAGTCCGCGATACCCGACTGCCGTTTGTCAACTGTGCGCGCCGTGCTAACGGCGGATTGCTGCAATCCTTCCAATTCGTCACGGAGGATAGCGGCTTGTTCGGGCGTAAGGGATAGGACAGGCATGTCAGTCTCCTTCTGCCATGAGGTAATCGCGCGTTAAGTGCAGGCGTAGACGTTTCGGTGTCTGGATGCCGGCGGTATCGTTGCGCAATACGTAGACGGTCGTATTGTTGCGGTTCTGTTTCGACGTGACGACCGCATGTGTGATGCCGCGCATGAACCAATCTGACGCGGGATGCACGCGAACGCGTTCGCCTATCTGTAGTGTGCGCATGTGCGTTACTCCTTTTCCATGTCGTCTGCCGTGGTTTCCCGTATCCACGTTTCAAACGTGACATCAAACTGTCCGACTGACGGGATACGAAAAAGGATACCCGACAGT